GCTTTATTGAGAATCAATCAGAAACGGCAGCATTCAAATTCCAGCAGATTAGCATCGCGGTTAATGAATCAAAAGAAGCAATCGGTGCAGCTCTATTGCCCGTGGTCAAAGAATTGGCAGATTTCATTATTGTCTCAGTCGTGCCAGCAATTGAATCATTCGTTTCCGGATTAACTGGTGAAAATAGTCTGGACGACGGACTTACTAAGTCACAGAAAACGGCGGTCGAGTGGGGCAAGAAAGTTAGAAACGTCATTGACACAACCATCGAATTGAAAGATGAATTGAAAGCAGTTGCAATTGTTATTGGAACAGTCTTTGTCGTTTCTAAGATTGCGGCTGGCGTAACTGCAACAATTGCCTTAGTCAAAAGCCTAATCGTTGCTTACAACTTACTTAAAACAACGGCAATTGTGACGGGCGTAGCAACGGCATTCGCACTCAATCCATTGTTAGGCGTTGGCGCAGTTGCAGTAGCAGCAGCCGTCTTAGCTGGTGCCAACGCTCTTGCCAATAGCAGTGGGGGCGGAGAAGCTAACTTTGCAAGTGGCGGTGCGCCTGGCTACATCACTGGCGGAAGTGGCAATGCTGCTGCAAAGGCAAGAGCACTAAGAGAGGCTTTTACGCCCGAAGAATTAAAAAAAATGGCTGCTGATGATGCAGCAAAAAACGCTGGATTGCGCGTTCCTACGCTTACATTGCCCGGCGGGGCTTTTAACGACGCACAAAATCAAGCTAAATTAACTGGCGCAGGAGCTTTGAACGATGCACAAAATCAAGCACGAATCAACGTCACAGTCAATGGCGCAATTGATCCAGAATCTACGGCTCGACAGATTGTCAGCATTCTCAACGACTCTTCTTATCGCGGCACTGGTGGAGCCAGCGCGCTCGTAGGCATCTAATGACTCAGTGGGCTCCAGTCTGGCGCGTCAAGATTGCTGGCGTCGATGTCACAGATTCGGTTCTTGCCAATCTGACAATCACATCAGGGCGCACCAATATCTATTCTCAGGCTCAAGCCGGTTATTGCTCAGTCACTCTTATCATCTTCAATCAAGCTGCATTACCTTACGAAATCAATGACACCATTTCGATTGAAGTGCAAGACACTGCGGCGGTATATGTGCCAATCTTTGGCGGATCAGTAGTGGACATTGCCGTAAGCGTGTCTCAAGTCGGCTCTAGCGCATATACGCAAGAAGTCACCATCACGGCTCTAGGAGCCCTTGCAAGGCTTCAGAAGGCTCTCACAGATGGCGTCTTGTCTCATGACTTTGATGGCGACCAGATAGAAACAATCTTGCGCGAAGTCCTACTGGCTCAATGGCAACAGGTTCCAGCCGCGCTTCAGTGGAGCACTTATGATCCAACGACGACATGGGCGACGGCTGAAAATAATGGACTGGGTGAGATTGACACTCCAGGCAATTACGAGCTGGCGCAACGTTCATCAGATCGCATCATTATCTATGACTTAGTCGCCGCGCTCGCCAGTAGCGGATTAGGTTATTTATACGAGGACGCGTCCGGCCTTATTTCCTATGCTGATTCGACTCACCGGACGAATTACCTTGCAGCGAATGGATACACAGATCTCACGGCCAATCACGCTTTAGGGCAAGGCATTACTATAAAGACAAGGGCAGGCGATGTCAGAAACGACATCACTATCAGCTATGGCCAAAACTCGACAAATCAAGTTAGCGACACAGATTCAGCATCTATTGCAATCTATGGCGACTTGTCACAAATCTTTACAACGACCTTGCGACACTTACACGATGCCGAAGATCAGGCCGCGTTCTATTTAGCATTAAGAGCCTATCCGCAGCCAATATTTGATTCCATTACTTACGCGCTGACCAATCCGGAGCTAGATAATGCCGATCGTAATGCTCTCATTAATGTCTTTATGGGTCAGCCAATCGCACTCAATGACCTTCCGCCGAATATGTCTTCTGGCACGTTTCAAGGCTTCGTTGAGGGCTGGACTTTCAGAGCTTCTTACAATCAGCTCGACATCACTCTTCTCATGTCTCCATTGGCATATTCACTAAATTCAATGCGCTGGAACGATGTGCCAATAAACGAGCATTGGAATACCGTGTCGCCAACTTTAGATTGGGCAAACGCTACAATCGTCTCATGATGAAAGGAAAAATGAATGGCTAATCCAACAACTTACTTCGGCTGGGTCATGCCGACCGCAACAGATCTGGTTACTGACCTTCCAGCCGATTTCAACGTATTTGGGCAGGGCGTTGATACATCAATGCAGGATCTGCTTGGTGGCACAACTGGTCAAGTCTTATCTAAGGCATCAAACACCAATATGGATTTCACTTGGATTGCACAAGATGATTCATCATTGACAATCAATGCACAAACTGGTGCGACTTACACTGCCGTTCTAGCCGACGGAACAAACAGTCTTGTTACGATGGACAACGCATCAGCCAATACATTTTACATTCCAACAGATGCAAGTGTTAATTTCGACATTGGCACAGTGTTAAACATTTATATGAAAGGAGCAGGTGTCACAACAATTACGGCAACGACACCAGGCACAACAACAATCGTTTCATCAGGTGCGACCATCGGATCGCCAGCATTGGCGCGTTACAAAATTGCCAGCGCAATCAAATTAGCTGCTAATTCATGGACAGTAATTGGCGGAATTGTGTAATGCGTAATCCAATTTTAGGAATTACTGGACAATCTCAGTTAATTGTTACTGGTGGAACGCTTTACACATCAGGCGGATACAATTATCGTGTTTTTACTTCATCAGGAACATTGGGTATAACTAATGGAACATTAAATTGTGACATTTTGGTTATTGCTGGTGGTGGAGCAGGTGGTGGTCGTGCTGGCGGCGGCGGTGGAGCAGGTGGTCTTTTGTATCACAGCAGTCAATCATTAAGCCCAAACAATTACACTTGCACCATTGGAGCAGGTGGAACAGGCGTATTTAATAACGCGGGTAACAATGGATCTAATTCACAACTCGGCTCGCTAACTGCATCAGTAGGCGGCGGTGGTGGTGCAGATTATGCAAATGTAGCAATCGGAAAAAATGGCGGTTCTGGTGGTGGCGGCTATCCTAATTCTGGAACTGCTGCTGGCGGTACTGCAACATCAGGCCAAGGCAATAATGGTGGTTCTGGTTCAACAGATGCAGCGACTTATCGTTCCGCAGGCGGTGGAGGCGGTGCAGGTGCAGTAGGTGGTAATGGAAGCACATCGGCACCAGCGATCTCAGGTACAGGTGGTAATGGTTTATCCACTTATTCTGCTTTTGGTTTAGCAACTTCTACTGGCGAAAACATTTCAGGAACAGTCTGGTATTCAGGTGGTGGTGGCGGTGCTAATACAAGTAATTCAGCAGGTGGTAATGGTGGCGGTACTGCTGGCAACGATTTATTAGCGTCGTCAGCCTCACCTGCCAATACAGGCGGTGGAAGTGGTGGCTCAGGTACAACGGCTGGGAATGGTGGTTCTGGTGTCATTATTGTTAGGTATGCAGCATGAGTCATTTTGCAGAAATAGATGAAAATAACATTGTGCTTCGCGTACTTGTTGGTGATAACAACGATCCAGCAGGTGACGAAGGTTATCAATGGTTGGTGAATAATCTTGGCGGTACTTGGGTCAAGACAAGTTACAACGCGAACATCAGAAAAAATTATGCTGGCATTGGATTTACTTACGATGAAATTAGAGATGCTTTCATTCCACAAAAGCCAACAAACGCAACAGGCTTTGATGAAGAAAATTGTCGATGGATTGTGCCAGAGGCGGAACACTTCACACCCATAGTGAGCAGCGATGAGTAATTATCCAGACGGCACTGCTGCTCGAATTATTGACGTCGCGTTAGCTGAAGTCGGCACAGTCGAGACTGGCGAGAATCTGACAAAGTACGGCAAATTTACGAAGGCCGATGGATTGCCTTGGTGTGGATCGTTTTGCAACTGGGTGTTCCACACTGCCGGCGTAAAGATTCCATCAATGGTTTCAACGGCTGCTGGAGCTCATAAGATGAAAGAGCTTGGACGATGGATTGAAGATAAGCCGCAACTTGGAGATCTATGCTTTATGGACTTTCCACACGATGGCATTGATCGCATCAGCCACATCGGAATTGTGGTCAAGGTAGGCAATACCAGCGTTCTCTGCATCGAGGGCAACACATCAGGCGATGGAGATCAGCGCAACGGCGGAATGGTAATGATTAAGCGTCGCTATATTGGC